TTGTAACGTCTGAATCATCGTATAGTTTCTTAAAATTTCTACCTCCTTTATCTAAAGCATTTGATGTTGATCCCATCATACACTTTCCAATAACTCTACTACCTAATCTAAGGGTTGTTTTTGTAACGCGCCAGTTGTTAAGAATATTATTTGGTCTTTCCCATTTACCTGATTCATCATGAACAAGGAGCCTAAGCTTCTCTCCATCGTAAGCATTATCACCGGTGTTCTTCCAGTCAATGGTGGTATCCAAACCGGTAATCTCTTTGATGGCTTGATTTGAATCAAGTTTTCTACGGGTAAATTTAGAGGCAGGCACTCTATAAGCAAGTTCGGTTTTAGGTCTGTCCATACCGTCTTGAATCGGTTTGAAAAAGAAGGGATAGTTAACGGATATTGGTACGACTTTATCGGTGAACATCTTCTTAGCATCGGCACCAGATTTAGATAATATTCCGTATCGTGAATCTGTTGATATTGTGGCAAGATTAACTGATTCAGCTGAGGACATAAATGAGAAACCTGACCTACGGTTTTTAAGATAACACATCCCGTAAGACCTGATATCGGCTTTGCTAGCTTCCCAGAAAATGTAGAATAATCTATTTGATTCCCTAAAGTCTGGTTGCCCAACATCAATCTTGGACCACTGCAGGTACATGTAATTAGTACCAGTAATATAAGTAGGAATACCTTTGTTAATGAACCAAAAACCTTCTTCACGTCTTGTAAATTCTTTATCAATATAGTCATACCATTTTTCTTTAAATTCTGGTGGGTATTCTTCCCAGTCAAAAACAGATTTAATTCTACTTAATTGTTTTGGGTATTGTGTATAGGTCCATTTGTCATCTTCAAACTCAACAACATCTTTTTGTTTAGGCAAAGCTATTTTAAGATTTTGGATTTCATAAATCTCACCTATTTCACCTGTCTTACTTATAACTATTAAATCATGCTCTTTGTTATAACCATATTCCCATTTTTTATACCTATTCATTCTACTAAGAACTTTAGGTTTTACGTAGTCTTTTAAGACTTTATATAAAGTTTGCTTATACATTTTTAGATCTTCCTTCAGCAAAACCTTTAAAAGATTTTTCTTCTTTAACTTCCTTAGGTTTATCCTCTAACATATCTTCTTCTTCTTTGATTCTATTCAGAATTTCAAAAGCATCAAATATAGCAAGTTTTTTTGTAGCAGCGGCATTTTTTAATCTATCAGCTGATATGTCATCTTTTGAATCTATAATAGCCTCTTTAGCAACTTTAATTAACTCTTCAACCGCTATGTGCCCAGCTAGGATTATACTCTTCTTCGTCTCCTTTATATTCATACTTAATTACAATATCATTAGATTTCATACAATAAAGTCTTTCTTTTTCAATTAAAAATTCCCATTCACCGTTAGGTGTATAACCTACTAAGTCACCTGGGTTGATTTCTAAATCATTTAAAGAGCTATTGCCATACTTAAGTATACCAATAAGACTGCGTTCTTTATCAACCGTTAGAGATTGATTGCTTTTTATAGGTTTTATAAAACACCTGTCACCTACGGTATTCCAACCTTCACTATTTCTATATAAATATATTTGATCTATAGAACAAAAATGTAAATCATCTATAAAAAAAGATCTACTTTTTCTTTTCTTTCCTTTCATATCATAGAAAACTCTAAACACGTTTTGGTGAACTACTACTATGTCCCCAATTTTAATATCTAAATTAAAAGCTAAAGGTGTTTTTATAACCTTAGCTAATCTATTTACAAATTTAAAATCCTCTATTTTGGTATTGACTACTAATTCTTTGCCATCCACCATAATTGTATTGCTGTATTTATCACCTAAAGGTTCAACAATAAAATCATATAAACTATTCATTAATATTCTAAATCATATTCAACGGATATAGCCATGTTAGAATTAAATTTCTTCCATGGCAATACCTCATTGTTTTTTTTAATATGTATATTATAGGATTTGTCTGAGTCTTCAAATATTATATGTGATATTTCGTGACCACCATAAACTTGCTGTCCTACAGAATAATGCATAGCATCGTTTTTGTAGTCAGACCCAATACTTATCTTTCTAATATTATTTATCATCTTCTTTTTCAATCTCTGCGTAAGATCCGTCTGTTAAGTCTATATTTACTTGACCATATTCATCTTCTAATTCTTTTTTAGTTACTTCAATTTGAGTAGAAACTTCCTTAACTTTGTCATGAATATTCATTTTTTGAACATCTAAAACACCTAAAGTTCTTAGTAGTTCGCTTAATTTACTTTGTTGGTCGTTAACAGTTTTTAACTGTTCTTCGGTAATCATTGGTTTTTCCATTTTTTTTACTTTACTCATAATTTGATTTTATTTAATTGTTAATATTTACTTATTTATATAGTTACTTGTTTTTACACTATTTACCTGCAATACACACAAGGTTAGCTGTTGAGCCAGTTGCCATAAGGTAATCTACAGATACTGGTAGTATAGTTCCCATTGGCACGTTTTTAAATATCACAGCGTCACCTATTGTTGGAGCTGAGTCAACGACTCTTAGTATAGCTCTTGTACCTCCGCTAGCTCCAGCTTGTGTTACTGTTATAATATCTCCTGGAGAATAATTTGATCCAGCAGCATTTACAGCTATAGTTGTTATTGCTCCGTTAAGCGCGCCTGTTATAGTAAACTTAGCTAAGTTATCACTGCCAGCTGAAACAATTGTAATTACATCATTTACAGAATACCCTGAGCCACCTCTTGTAATAGTAAGAGTTGCAGCAGGACCTGTTGCACCTCCACCGCTAGTTGTAGCAATTGTACCTATTATACCTGTTCCTCCAGCTGGAGCAACAGTACTTGTGAATGCGTTACCTGCAGTATAAGTAGTTCCACCTTGGCCAACTACAAGAGCAGACGTTGGTACAGCTACTGTTATATCTACAGTCAAACCACTTGGTTGTTTAGCTGGTGATTTAGGTACTGAACTAGTTACTGATGTTAATAATCCGGTAGCTGTAAAATAACCAGCACCATTTGAAAAAGCATTATAACTAGGGCTTGATGTGTAAGGATCAAAAGATTTAAATCCTCCTGCAGCTACAGCTCCTATAACACCTTCAACTCCAGAGAGTATAACGGCAACATCAGCCTTTGTAGCGGCTGGCGTGCCAGTTATTTCACTAACATAAAGCACAGAGCTATTTAAATTTGTACCTAATGTTCCAGATTGGTTTTCAAATAACCAAGCTGATCTAGGATCTATCGCGGTATCTAGGATAGGCAATACTTGTAACGCTTTACCTATAATACTGTCACTTGTTGGAAATTGTCCCATTTTTTATTTTTTTATTTATTACTTATTGATTTATATTTCTCAAAACCACGTGAACCAAAGTAAGCCACGTATACGGTTGTTAATAGTTGTTTTAATAATTCTATCCATTCCTGTTCTACAGTAAAAGATATTTCGTGATGACTATCAACCCATATAAAAGCTATAGCCATAAACGATAAGAATATAAGCGCCATAGGACGCGTATTTTTGCTTAACCATGAATCTGAAGTCATGTCCGATTCCCAACGTTTTGTTATTTGGTCTTCTGCATTAGCTGCGGCTTTTTCAACTATGACTTGAATTTCTTTTTTAATTTCAAGTTTTTCTTCGTCTGTAGTTGTTAGTTTATCGATAACGTCACCAACATCTTTGATGACATTACCACTTAACCATTCCCAAATCTTTTTCATGTTATCTTTGTTTCAATTACATACTTAGCTCCAGGAAACGTATAATCATAACCTGGGTACATTACCTTGGTATAACCTCTATCGTCTGTTCCTAGTACTTTAAAATTAACGCCTTTCATCGTTATTTTGTTTCCTTGTATTATATTTTGATGTTCATTTACATCAGGACTATCACTTAGATAACCTTTTTCTGAAAAACCTTTCATGATCTTTTATAGGCTTCAGCTTCCCAAGGTAAATTCTTCGCACCTTCTTCCATATCAGCTCTTGAGTATTTTTTACCTTTCCAATAAACATTTTCATTGTCATAATTTAAATCACCTCTTTCCATTTGTTCTAGATGAATTTTTTCATGCTCAACAACTCTTTCAACTTCACTTGGATCTAAGTCTTTATTTATAACTATAGAACCATTGTTATTAGCTTTACCCATAACACCTTCTTCCATATCTATTTTATAAACAGGAGTATTATCTATTTTATAAGGTGGGTTATTTAATTTAAAAGCCATATTATTGTTTATAAGGAAATATTTTATTGAGTGCTCCTTTTCTAGCAGCGCAGCCGCAAGGGATATTTAATCCGCTTGCGACGTTGTCTACTAATTTTTTGATACCAGTAGCTTTAGTAAACTTCTCTATGTCGTCTCCTAAACCTGTTGATTTCATAGTTAAGCTATTGCTACACTTGCGTATTGTACAAATACTGGAGCAGATGTAACAACCATACGACCAACTTGACCAGATTGTGGTGCTGGTACTTGTTGAGTTGCAATTGGCTTACCTAGTGTAGATATTATTCCACCTGGATTAGCAGCTATAGCAGCATTAAATGCTTCTAATACAGTCTGCCCACCTACTAGTGCTGCCGTGTGTGTAAAAGTGTAAGTTTGCGCTCCAGCAATACCATCAGTTATAATAGTTGTTGTTGTAGTTAGATTTCCAATTGGAGCTGCAACGTCTCCAGCGCGTACGTTAACGATGTTACTAATTCCGAATAATTCATCCCCTGTTGCTAGAGGTACTTTTAAAAATTTTGCCATTTTGTTTTGTTTAAGTTTATGTTAGTGTTTATGTTTGGCTGAGGTTTGTACAGTCCTCTCTGTTTTATTGTTTAAATGTTATTTTGTTTACACCCTTGATTGAGTCTGTGGTTTTCACTCGCTGCAAATTAGCTTTATCGTAAGCATTCATTTTCATTTTAGAATCACCACTTAAAGAGTCTATCAAAGCATTATTTCTTTCAATTGTTGAGTTAGCTGACATTAATTTTTTACCAACTTGACTATTAACTCTACTTATAACATCTCTTTGCGATTCTCCAGCGGCATTGCTAGCGCTTGGATGATCGTCTACCATCATTGATTCCGCGGCTACATCGCTTTGATGAGCTGGTGATCCTTTATATGATCCTCCTTTATGGACTGGTGATCCACCGGCCATTGAGTGTTTTGACATCCAAGATCCAGCGCCTCCGGCGATTCTATCTATTGGCATGTCTTGCATTAAATTCTTTTTTTCTTGTGAGTTTGATTCCATGGTTATTATTTTTTTTGTTTTTTATTTTGCACATTTATTTCCGTCCCAAGTATAACCAGGTTGGCATTGCATGTTTTGACCCATACCTGATGACCTTCCAGTGTGTGAAGGACCTTGTTTTTCTAAACCTTTTTTTTCTCTTGTAATATCCATAGCTAAATCAGTTCCATCAGCTATATCATCTTGCAGTTTTTGAAAATCTGCTGCATTAGAAAAATACTTTACTGAATCAGGATTTGAATAACTATTTAGCGGACTTGAGTTTTTTTTTCTTTGGGTTCTTTTTTTTCGTGACTAGCATTTTTAGCATTACCTTTATCAACTAAGCTCATTACTTCTTTGTTTTCGTAATCATAATCGCCGTCTTCACCACCTTCTAAGGATAGTTTTTTAGCTTTTTTCAAATGCTTATCTCCATGATTGTATAGTGGAGATTCATTCATTTCAGCTGGTGATGATCCGCGTTTATGCTCTCCTTTTGCGTCATGTGGGTGACTATCTCCAGGTAGTTTATCATTAAGCGGAGAAGCTTTAATAGCTTCTTGTAAATGTTCTGGTAGGTTTACTTGACCTCCTTTTAAGGTTTTAGCTAAAGCTGAACCCATAAATTTTTTTGCAAATGGTGAACTCATTTTTTTTATTTTTAGTTTAGTTTTTACAACCGAAGTTGTTTGCGTAGTTAGCCATTTTGACTACTTCTTCGCTATAATTATTTTTCTTTGACATTACGGCACTAGCAGCAGAACAAGCGTCTTTAAAACCGTTCTTTTTAGCCCAAGCTGTAAATTTACCTTTATTCTCTGGTTTTATTTCAGGAAATCCTTTTTTATAAAATGGAGAATTCATTATTTATATACTTTAGCGCATTGCGTTATTGGCATACCTTTATAATAAGTTGGCGCTTTTAGTATTGACATTCCTGTAATACCTGAACTTGAACCTAAACCATGAGGTCTATCATTTTGGTCTAATGGTCCATCCCATATATGAGATTCACCTACTACTCCTACTTTAGTACCTGGTTTTAATTTTTCCATTGCTGGATCGTATTTGTTACTATGCATAATTTTTATTTTATATTAATCTTCTGATAATTCTGTTCTATCTGATAATTCTGTTTGCTCCATTATACTTCTACGCTCGTTTTCTTGTCTTTGTAACATGTTACTCATACCTTCGTCTTCAGTTTTTACAACGGAAGCTTCCTCTTGCAATTGGTTTTGCTTCATTTCTGCATAACCTGGCTTGTTAGCTAAGTTGTGTTGACGCGTGTAGTTTGAATTAGCATCCGTCATTTCTTTTGTATACTTGCCACCGTACTTTCCAAACCCATCAGTTCCTTTATACATCTTGTCACCAGGAAAAGGTAAACCAAAAGCTTTATCTTTATAATCTGATTTAACAGTACCTAGATCAACAGCTGGTAATTCTTGAACTTGAAACAAAGGTGTTGCACCTACAGAGTTTTGCATAGACTGAGTACTGCCAAACATACCTTGAGCTACTTGTTGAGTTTGTGGGCTAAAAACTGGTTGTGCTTGACCCATCGTGTTAGCTTGCTGAGGTGGCACGTTAGACATTAAACTTTGTGGTTGCTGTGCTAACGACGGATCCATAACTTGTTTAACTGGTGAAACCATTTTCGCAGCAGAACCATGTTTTTTATCTCCACCAGGTTTACCTCCATGATGCGGAGCTCCTTTTTGATGTCTTGCCCAACGTTCAGCACTAGAAATTTTTCCACCTCCTCCAGCGTTCATTATATGACCGTGTTTATCTATACCGCCTTCACTGTTTAAAGGTGAAACCATTTTCGCAGCAGAACCATGACCATCAGTACCAACTCTAGCTTCATGATCAGCAAATTCTTTAGAACTTTGTCCGTGATCTGATTGGCTTCCTTTCATATGAGCTGGTGAACCATGATGCCCGCCTACGTATTTATTTGCTGTGTAATGCCTGTCATAGGTTTCTTTGTTCATTCCAGAATGATCTTTTTGTCCTCCTTTTGCCATTTTATCTATTTTTATCTTTATTTACATTATATATAGCTTTTGTCATTACTTTGTCTGTGTAACTACTACCAGCTATTAATTTGTTTCTTCTTTTACTTATTGGTAGATCTTCTTCACCTAGCATTATTCTGTATATTCTACTTATTAATTGCTTACATTTAAAAGACACTTCGTATATATTAAACATCTGTGTAGATCTATTTCTTTTTCTCCATACAATTATCCAACCTTCTTTAAGTAATCTATTCCATCTTCTGTTATCCCAACTGTAAGAATAACTACCCATTTTAAAATCTTTTTTATTAAAAAAACCTATACAATCTAAATAAATTAATAGTTCTAAATCAGCATCATTTAAGTCATTGTTTTTACATGCCCACTTACGTATTATTCTGTAATGTTTTATTAAGTTTAAGTCCTTAATGTCACGTGCGCTTATTCTCATAAAACAACAACTACATCCTGAGCTTTAATCACATGATACGTTTGTTTTTCTAATTCTATTTTATGACCAGCGTGTCTATCAAAAAAGATCTTATCGTTCTCTTTCATTCCAACTATATCAGATCCTACCGAAACAACTGTTGCTTCTACATATCTAATGTCTTCTCTCTGGTTTTCTGCAAGAAGTAAACCACCTTTTGTTTTAGTGGTTCCTTCTTTTGTTTTTTGTATAATTAAATTTCTACCTATTGCTTTCATCGATTCTTAAATTATTGATTACACAATCGGTTGACAATATCGTGGTAGCTACTGAAGCTGCGTTTTGAAGAGCACTTTTTGTAACGAGTAAAGGATCTATAATACCTGACTTAATCATATTTACCATTTTTCCTGTAACCACGTTTAGACCTTTACCTTTCATAATAGGTAGATCATACTCTACAATGCCTGCGTTTTCTAATATTGTTCTAAAGGGTGATTTAATTGCTTCTAATAATACTTGCTCACCTATTGATTTAGATTTAATATGTTGCGCGGCATTTAATAAAGCGATTCCACCTCCTGATACTATACCTTCTTTAACAGCAGCTTTCGTAGCGCAAATAGCGTCTTCAACCCTATCTGTTTTTTCTTTTAATTCAATATCAGAATTAGCACCTACTTTTACTATGGCTATTCTAGCCGCGAGCATTGCTAATCTTTTTTCTAATTTTATTACCTCATAAGCAGGTAAATCTTTAGATAGTTTTTCTTTTATATCTTCTATAATTAAATTAACATCTTTTGATGTTTCTTTTATTTGAATAACTGTATCTTGGTGAGTTGTTACGCTTTTTAAACAAGATCCTAAATGTTCTATTTGAATCATATCTAAGTCATCGCCTAAATCTTCATTTATAATAGTAGCACCTGTTAACAAAGAAAGATCATCAAGTATTTGTTTTTTATTAACACCATATGTTGGTGCGTTTATAACATTTACCTTGATATTGCCTTTCTTTTTATTCATTGCTAAAGCTGATAAAACACCTTGTTCTAAGTCGCCTATAATAAGCAAAGGTTTGTTGTTTTTTATTACATACTCTAGCACTGATTGTATTTGTCTAATTGTATCAACTGGTGATTCAATTAACAGCACTAGTGGATTTTCTAGTTCTGCTGTTTTTGATTGTTGATTAGTTACAAAATGAGAATTAGTAATTCCTTTATCATATTGAACTCCATCAACTACTTCAAACACTGTTTTACCCGAAGCAGATGTCTCCATCATGACAACACCCGTGTTATCTACAGATCTAAAAGCGTCTGCAATGATACAACCAAGTTCTTTGTCGTTGTTGGTAGATATAGTGGCAATTTGATTTATCATTTGCCCTTTAGCTTCTATTGATGTAGATTCTAAATATTTTATAACTTTTTTAACTGCAGAATTAATACCATCTTTTAATTCTCTTGAATTTGTTTTATTAGAAACTTTATAAGCTTCTTCTAATATAGCATGAGCTAATAC